ACTATTCTTCCTAGAGGATCAAATCATCCTTACCGAAGGGCAAGAAGACGTAGTACTTTTTCCAAAAATAGCTGCCCAACTAGAGAAAACCATTGACGGCAATTTCTTTGGATGGGGCGCTGGCGGAGCGGGCAACATTAAACACCTCTGCCTCATTCTAAAAGATTTGGGATACAAAAAAGTTGCAGCTATTCTAGACTCCGATAAAAACGATGATCGAGACTCGTTAGAGCGGGACTTCCCTGATTATTTTTTTGCCTGTATCTCTGCAAAGGATATCCGTACAAAGCCTGCACGAAAAGCAACGGAAGAAGTATATGGCTTGCTTGACAAAAACCAGAAAATAAATTTGGAATATATTGAGAGCACAACGCTCCTTATTGATTCTTTGAACGGCCATATGAGTTACTAACCTAAGTTAACAATGGCTATGAATTAGGCAATATATAATGTATCGCTATTCCAAATAATATCGCGACATGAGGTCTCGTTATCTGCTTACCCGGGTGATAACGAGGTTTCCCCGCCCTTCACTCTCCCACTATTTCCAAGATTTTCAGGGTATCGGTATGACGCTTTAGATCCGGGATATTGGGGTCAGACCACAATATTCAGCATACGAGAAAGCCCATACACAACGTGGTCAAAGGCGCAGTACACGCCTTCATTGCACCCAGATGTACCCAGATAAACTACACACCATTCGCCCAGTTGACTTTGCCTAGGCGTTTCCAGCTTTTTATGTTGACCCACGGGAAAGAGGTTAGGAGGGTTAGTTTTTCGCAGAGTTCTCTGGAAGCCTTGTATGTTATGGCTTTACGAAGGGTTGGCAAGGTTAGGTTTTGGGTTATGTATGGTTATTTCCTAACCTTTATGAGTGTTAAATATTGAATATTTAAATCCCTTAAAAAACAGATACTTATGAATTGCTAACCTTTAACCTAACCTAACCTAACCCATCAAAGTTAGGTCTCAAGCCCAACAAACACGGGCCTTCTAAGCCCATAGCCACCCTTCAAAAAAAAACTAACCTTTTTCCCGAGGCACCTACTGATTTCCGCCGTTCGTGCGTGCTTATAAGCGTTGCGTAAAACATCCACGCTCGCAGGGTTCCGCAGGTTGCATCCCCCTCCCAAACGCCAAGCAAGCGCCCAGCCTGAACCGCAGAGAGTGGTCCGCAGGGGCGCAGAAAAAACGACCCATTTAGCCCGCAGGCGTGGTGGGGGGACGACGGCGCGCGCAGGAACTGAACTAACCTGGCACAGATCGTGGCGCACCAAAATGACGCAAGCCACCAAGCTATAGTAGCTCCGTGTGGCTCGTAGGTAAGGTAGGCATACGCCGTAGCTACGAAAGGTAGTTAAATGGGTAGGCAGGCAGGGCCCCTCGGGCCGACCTTGTGAATGTTCAGTGGCCGCCGTGACTGTCGGAGACGTTCTTGTCGACGTCTGGCCCGCAATTAGGCAGTTGGATGAAAAAGGAGTGAGGTACAACCACTCAGCTACTACCTGCTAGTAGGTAAAAATGAAATAAGGGTTGATGAGAGCATTCGCGTACGCTTCTACTAGCAGCTATGATGCCCAGAAGAGTGCAGTGCTAGGTCAAAGGGAATGATCAAAACCATGGTTAATTTATGATCACAGTAGATAACGATCTTGAAGCCTATAAAAAAATCACTATAGCGTGGTGGAATACCAGCCTCTCGCCATCCGGGAACAGCAGAGGCTGTGAAGATCTAACTAGAAGCGCGGCGGAAGTAATTGCATACCTCATTATCAACTCCAATGTTGACTTCATGGCGCTTGGAGAGATTTCAGATGAAGATTTTGAAAATCTAAGATCACTAGAAGTATTTAGCGATTTTGATTTTCATACAGGCGTATCAAAAGCAGGCAGATCAAAATTTGATACCTGTTATATTTCCAACCCAGAAAAAATAACCATAAACGGACTTGAAAACATCACATCCGCCCGTGGCAATAGCATCATGAAAATTGCCCAGAGGATTGACTTTTCAGACAATAAAACCGGAACTCCCTTTCATATTTTCGTTTCACACTGGCCCAGCCGCCTATGGTGTGAAGAAAATCATGCCGACAGACACGTATTAGGTATCAGGCTACGAGACGAAGTCGATAAGTTAATCAACTCTAACACCACACCTCCACATATAATACTTCTAGGCGACTATAACGATGAGCCTTTCGACAAATCGCTAAGCTCTCAAGTTATGGCGACAAGAGACATAGACTTGGTAAAAAAACGAGAACACTTGTTTTACAACCCATACTGGAGTCAAATGGGGAAAGGTAAAAACGGGCAGTCTTTAATGGGTGGCAGCTATTATTATCAAAGTGGTGAAACTACACGCTGGCACACCTTTGACCAAATAATTTACTCACACGCCTTTGTGTCCGCGAAGATATGGAGGCTGGCTGAGTGTAATGATCACATCAGTGACGTCCCAGGACTTATGGATCTTGTGATAAGCAGAAAATCAAAGTTTGATCACATACCAGTATATGGAACAATCGAGAAGGTAGGTTGAAATGGCAGACTTTAAAAATTCATTCGACTTAGGACTAAAGGCCGCAGAGGCTGCGGCAGCTAAACTAGCAGAAATTGACTCCGTCTTCGAAGAGATGAACCGCCAAATCTCAGAAGCAAGTGAAGGAAAAATAGCGATAAGTCGAGAATCACGTTATAGCAACTCCATTAATGCTTTGCTCGGAGCCGGTATTTTTTCAAATAACAAAAAGTCTGAGAAACCCGAACTAACCACCTATATCGTTGCTAAAAATCCACTTTCCGAAAGCTCGACAAAAGCTGACATTGGTGAAATTGAAACTAACAAGAAAGGATACCCCTGTGAAATACGATTCGGGAGCGATAAATTTCTATGTGAGGATAAAGTAGCCCTTGAAAAAGTATTATCCATAATGCTTTCTGACCCAGATGTCGGAAAAGAGCTCGCAAGACTGATCAACTTACCGTCAAAAAAATCCATCTGAATTTTCGCTTCAAAATGCCGCCCCCTAGGGCGGCAATTAAAATATGTATCGTGATTATTTAGCTCTGTACTTAAAACAACTCTCCCAACGCTGCTGGTTCCCAATTCATAATCACTAGCTCGCCACTGACATCGGCCTTCCCCTGGCGCTGATTGGCAGTGCTGTATCGAATATCTACTGTCTCAAAGTGAAACCCCTCAAACACCCGCCTGATATCGGGGTGATCGTTGATGCTCACCATCACCTTGCCCTTGCAACGCCCCATGAACTCGGCCATCCGCTCATAGTTTTCGAAGGGGAAGTCCACGCCATAGCCGGCGGTCTGCCAATACGGTGGGTCCATGTAGTGGAAGGTATGTGGCCGGTCATAGCGCTCGGCGCACTCAAGCCACCCGAGATTCTCGACGTAGGTACCGGACAAGCGCTGCCAAGCTGCAGACAGGTTCTCCTCGATCCTCAGCAGGTTGATGGCCGGCCCCGTCGTTGCGGTACCGAAGGTTTGCCCACTGACCTTGCCGGCAAAAGCGTGGTGCTGCAGGTAGAAAAACCGAGCTGCGCGCTGGATATCGGTAAGGGTTTCCGGCCGGGTCATCTTCTGCCATTCGAACACCTGCCTGGAACTGAGCGCCCACTTGAACTGTCGCACGAACTCCTCCAGGTGGTTCTGCACGACACGGTACAGTGTCACCAGGTCGCCGTTAATGTCGTTGAGAACTTCAACCGGCGCAGCCTGTGGGCGCATGAAGTAAAGCGCGGCGCCGCCAGCAAAGACCTCGACATAGCATTCATGCGGTGGAAACAGTGGAATTAGACGATCTGCCAGGCGGCGCTTGCCGCCCATCCACGGAATAATAGGTGTGCTCATAAGTGATCCTTGTTTTGAAAATTGGATTCGCTTAGGCTTCGCACCCCCTGCGCAGTGGGGCGAGGCCTTGGTTGGAGCACTCGGCGTGTTCGAGTGATTCAGCGTCGAGCGGGTGTTAGCGCACCAGCTCGTCGCCTCGTTTACTGCGCAGGGGTTTTTTACGCCCCTACGGGAATTTCATAAGGTTTGAAGCGCACGACCTCCTCCCCAAGCCATTCATTCACCTGCGCCATACGCGCCTGAATCGGCTCCAGTTCATTGGCCGCATAGATCTGCGCCGCTTCCCTGATCGATCCAAACCCACCCGCGTTTTGCGGCACGATGCCCATCAGTTGCGGCGGAATACGCAAGCTGGCCAGGACGTCGTCGCGGGTTTGGCCGTCACTTCACTGACAGGAATGATCTGCAGCCCGTCTTTTTTGCCGTTCGGCGAATACACAAACAGGTTGCGGAAGTTGCCAGGCCCCTTGGAGTCCTTCAGCGCTTTGCGTAGCGAATCGACGTCCGCTTCGTTCTGCGCGGCGTCGGTCATGTAGAGAATGAAACCGGCATGACTGCCGTTCTCGTAATACTTGCGACGAAACAGAGCGGCTGACTCGTTCAATAGGGCCGATTGCAAAGCGCTGATCCACTCGGGCAGGCCGTAGACTTCCTGGTGCAGATCCGCCTCCCGGAGATGGAAAACGGTGCCTGGCTCAAATTCATGCTCTTGCTTCCAGCCCTGGACCATGAACTGCCGGCCGTTCTTGCCCTGGCGCATGTACTTCGCCAGGGGTGGCACCAGCTCGCGCACCGGACCCAGCATTGAGCGCCGGGCCTCCAGATAACCGTTTCCAAGGCACAGGAAGTCCAGGGCGAACTGTTCGAACGCCGCGCGTGATAGCAGCCGATGCGGGATAAAGGTCTTGCTCAACAGGTTGCGCTTGAACATCAACCCGGAATGCAGATGCACGCTGGAACCCACGGACCGTGCAAGGCCATCCAACGAGAGCGGCGGCTCGTACCAACGCCCGTTAAACCAGCACTCCAGATAATCGAACACCTCCCGCCCGCTCAGCACGGGTGACGGATCGCCGAAGCTGAACGCCTCCATCTTGCTATCGCTGCGCGGGATAAACTCTTGCGTTACCACGCCGGGTGCCTGAGCCAGTTGCTTGTTATTTCTGCGGCGGTTCGACATCAAAAAATCTCCATCCGCCCGGTGTTGGCAGAGGTCTGCCCCTCCAGCGGTTCGTTGTGCAATGCGTGAAAGAGCGCCCATGCCAGGTCGGCGTGGCCGGTGTTGTCGTTGCGGCCGGCGGTGTAAGTAAACTGGCGGCCGCCGGCGGTGATGGTTTTGCGGATCGCCATCAGCGACTGCGCCATGTCGGTCCAGCCGGCGTCGAACTCCAGCCGGCCCCGGTGGATGACGTCGTAAGCCTTCAGCACCAGGCGCGTCTTGACCTCGGGCGAATAGCTGAACGTGGTGACATTGGGGAAGAATTGGCGCACAAGCTGCGCCACGCCGCTGCCCAGGCCGGTGACGTCGATCCCGATGTACGTCACCCAGTAGCGGTCGCAGACGGCTTTAATCACGCTGGCCTGCGCCGCGAAGTCCATCCCACGGAATTGGTGACGTTCCAACACCCGGAACTTGCCGCCCGGTACCAGCGGCGGCGCAACCACCACCAGGCCGGAGCAGTCGCCGGTTTCCGCAGGGTCATAGCCCACCCACACCTGGCGATCACCAAACGGGCGCATGGCAAACGGCTTGTAGTCCTCGGCCCACTCGACCCAGCTATCGACCATGCACGGCTGCAGCACCGTCAGCGGGAAGATGCTCGCCCCGTCGTCAACGAACTCGCACATCAGCAGGTTGGCGAACGCCTCGGGGCTGTACTCGCGGCGCAGTTCCTCAATATCGAACAGGTCGCAGCCGCCCTGCTCCGCGTCGAGAATGGTGACGATCTGGCGCCACAACCGGTCCTCGCAGAATCGCCCTTGCTGGAGCGCGCCGTGGGAAACATCGACCTTGGTGTGTTGCGCCGCCGGCTTGCCCTTGTTGAAGCGCTCCCCCGTCCAGAACGTGTACGCCTCATGAGCCATGGTCGACGGCGTCGAGAAGTAGGTTTTGCGCCACTTCTTGTGCATCGCCATACCCGACGCGACTTTGTTCAGCTCTTCGAATTTGAACGTCCAGAAGAATTCGTCAAAGTAGAAATTGCCGTGATAGCCCTGGGCGGTGCGCGCATTGGTACCGAGAAAAAACAGCTCGGCGCCATTGGGCAAAACGATGGGATCGCCGGTCAGTTCGACACCAATGACCTCGCGGGCGAACGCCTGGATGTACCCGCGAAACAGGTACGCCTGGTTCTTCGAAGCCGATAAGAAAATCTGATTGCGACCCGTCTCCAGCGCATCAATGAACGCCTCTCGGGCAAAGTAGTAAGTGGCGCCGATCTGCCGGCTTTTGAGGATGACGCGAGTGCGCTGGTTTCCCGCTCGGTACCAATCCTTCTGGTAGTCGAAACACCCATCGATAAACGCTTCACGCAGCAGCTCGATCTGGTCTTCGCTGATATCGTTTTTCGGCGTCTTTTTCTTTGGCCCTTCGTTGCGCTTGGCAAGGTTGGGGTTGAGTTCGGTTTCGGTACCGCCGCACTGAAAACGCTGAATGCGCGCCTGGCGCTCCAACTGCCGGTGCAACAGGTCAATTTCCTTGAAGTCACCGCCGCTCTTGCCTTCCTTGAGGATCAATTGCACCAGGCGCGCTTCCAGTGCGCCCCCAATCCGCTCAACGTTGTCGGCCCGGTCCCACTCGTCACGGGCCTTCCAGCTGTGTAGCGTTTTTTCCTTTTCGCCCGTAGCCTCGGCAATCTCGCAGATACGCCAACCCATCCAATAGAGGAACTTGGATTGGCGTCTGGGATCGATGGGGAGCAGTTCGGTCGTAGTCATGGCCGCGATGCTGCCGCTCTGGCCTGCGACTCAGTAGCGCCGCCCCTTGTAGATCCGCCCTCTACAATCTCGTCCCGTTGCCGCAACTCGCGCGCGTCACGACCATGCCCCTCATTGCAACGCACTTAGCGCCCAACGCATTGAGGATTCCAGGCATGAAGAAATTTCGCAGTAATTGGTTCCGTGTCGCCGTCGAGGGCGCTACCTCGGACAAGCGCACCATCAAACGCAGTTGGCTGGAACAGGCGGCGAAAAACTTCAACCCATCCACCTACGGCGCCCGGATCTGGCTGGAGCACTTCCGCAGCTTGCTGCCAGACAGCCCGTTCAAAGCCTACGGTGACGTGCTCGCGGTCAAGACCGAAGAAGTGGAAATCAACGGTCAGAAGAAGCTGGCCCTGTTTGCACAGGTCGAGCCGACGCCCGACCTGATCGCCATGAACAAGGCCAAGCAGAAGATTTACACCTCCATCGAAATCGACGACAGCTTCTCGGATACGGGCGAGGCGTACATCGTCGGCCTGGCTGTGACCGATTCCCCGGCCAGTCTGGGCACCGACGTGCTGTCCTTCTCGGCGCAGAAACCAGAATCCAGCCCATTCAAAGACCGCCACTACTCGGCGACGTCGATGTTCACCGAGGCCGTTGAAACGGAACTGCGGTTTGAAGAAGTCGAAGACAAGCCCAGCCTCAGCGCCCAGCTTTTCAGCAAGGTCCAGGCGTTGTTGGGCGGCAAACAGTCGAAGGACGATGCAGAGTTCGCCCAGATCGGCCAGGCCGTCGAAGCGATCGCCGACCACGTCAAAGACCTGCCGGATCAAATTGCCGCCGAGAAGAAATTCTCCGGGGAACTGAGCAATAAGGTCGAGCAGCTCAGCAGAGACCTGGTCGAGCTGAAAGCTACCCTCGGCAACACCCAAGACCACTCCCAAGCCCAGCGCCCACCGGTAACCGGCGGCGGCAAACAAGCCCTGGCTGAATTCTGACCTGCGGCCATAACCGCCCAGCCCACTATCGGAGACACCCATGCGTAACGACACTCGAAAACTCTTCACCGGCTACCTCAGCCAGGTCGCACAGCTCAACGGCGTTGAATCGGCGACAGCCACGTTCAGCGTCGACCCAACCATCCAGCAGCGTCTGGAGACCAAGATTCAGGAGTCGAGCGAGTTCCTGAGCAAAGTCAACGTCATCGGCGTCGACGAACAGGAAGGCGAGAAGGTTGGCTTGGGCGTGGGCGGAACTGTTGCCAGCCGCACCAACACCAACGTCAAGAAGCGTGAACCACGTAGCATCGGTACCCTTTCGAGCGACAAGTACAAGGCGGAACAAACCGACTTCGATACCTTCGTCAGCTACAAGCAGCTCGACGCTTGGGCCAAGTTCCCGGATTTCCAGACCCGCCTGTCCAGTGCCATCGCCCAACGTCAGGCGCTCGACCGTATCCAGATCGGCTTTTACGGCACCCAAGCGGCTGAACAAACCGACCGGACGACACACCCTCTGCTGGAAGACGTCAACATCGGTTGGCTCCAGCAGTACCGCACTCACGCGCCTGACCGCGTGCTGAAAGAAGGTGCAGTCGCCGGCAAGATCACCATCGGCAAGGCTGGCGACTTCAAAAACATCGACGCCCTGGTCTATGACGCCATTCAGTTGCTCGACCCTTGGTACCGCCGTAACCCTGGGTTGGTGGTACTAACCGGCCGCGAGTTGGTACACGACAAGTTTCTGGCTTTGGTCAACAAAGATCAGGACTCCGTCAACACCCTGGCGAGCGACCTGATCATCTCGCAACGCCGCGTTGGTGGTCTGCCGCTGTACGAAGTGCCGTATATCCCGGAAGGCACCATCCTCATCACCACCTTCGCCAACCTGTCGGTGTACTGGCAGATCGGTGGTCGCCGCCGCTACCTCAAAGAGGAGCCGGAGTGGAACCGCGTCAGCAACTTCGAATCGTCGAACGAGGCCTATGTGGTAGAGGAATACGGCCTTGGTTGCCTGCTGGAAAACATCACCCCAGTCGAAGAAGCCGGCAGCGAGGGTTAACCCCATGACACTCAGCATCGCCCAAGCCCACCAGCGCCGCGCACGCGCGGCCATGGAGGCAGCTAAAACGGCACCACAGCAATCAATGGCCGGTGCCACTGCCTATGAGCATCAACTGAATCAGCTGCTGCAGGACCGCTTGCGCTTGAAGGCCATCCAGTCCAACGAAGGCAAGGCCGCGCTTAAGCTGCAACTGCTGCCTGAGTACATCCCGTATGTAGAGGGTGTGCTCCAGGCTGGCAACGGCGCCCAAGACGACGTGATGACCACCGTCATGATCTGGCGCATCGACGTCGAGGACTACAGAGGCGCCCTGGATATTGCGGACTACGTGCTCAAGCACAAGCTGATCATGCCGGACCGTTTCGAACGCACTACCGGTTGCCTGGTGGCGGAAGAAATCGCCACCGCAGCACTGAAAGCTCAAAAGGCCAATGGTTCTTTCGACTTGGCGATCCTGCACCGCACGGTAGAGCTGACCGAAGACGAAGACATGCCCGATCAAGCCCGCGCCAAGCTGTTCCTGGCAACCGGCCGCGCCACCCTGAACGGCATCACCGCCGAGGAACCCGGTCAACCGGGGCAGATCCAGGCAGGCATTGATTTGCTCAAGCGCGCCATTGAGTTGCACGACGGGTGCGGCGGCAAAAAAGATTTGGACGGCGCCGAGCGCCTCCTGAAAAAACACGCTGCCACTGGCAGCTGACCGAGCGTCCCCACGCACCCCGCCGGCTCGGGGCGGATCGGCCAGGCCGCTCCTCCTGAACGTGAAGCCCCGACCACCGGCGATCTATTTTTGAGTGCAGTCTCATGAGCGCATTTGTAGCCAGTGGCACCGTCGCCAGCGGCCACATCAACACCGACCCGTTCTGGCCGTCGATTGATCTGGATAGCCTGCGCGCCACCCTGCGCATCGACTCCAGCGTCACCCCGGCTCGTCTGGAAACCGCCGTGATCGCTGCCGCCATCAACCTCAACCGCGAGTTAAGCGACTGGCGAACGGCTCAGCAAGCCGCCGGTTACACCACGTTGGAAGAGGTCCCAGGTGATCGCATCAAAGACGTATCAGTACAGGCCCACCTCTATCGTCGCGCGATCGAGGCAGGAACTGGTGCCGAAGTATGCGAGCGCTACCGCGACTACAGCGCCACCAACACCGGCAACAAACAGGCCGAAGAGGTCGCACCCACCATTGACGACTACCGCCGCGACCTGCGCTGGGCCATCCGTGATTTTCTCAGGAAAAGCCGCACCACCGTGGAGCTGATCTGATGGCCGTCGCCGTCCGCGCCAATCAAAACGACACCGTCGATGCCCTGTGCTGGCGGTATTACGGCCGAACCGCAGGCGTCACCGAAGCAGTGCTGCAGGCGAACCCCGGCCTGGCCGACTACGGCCCCGTCCTGCCACAAGGCCTCGTTATCAACATGCCCGAAGCCCAAACCAGCGCGCCCCAACGGCAGATGGTGAACCTATGGGACTGACCCACTGCTACCAAGGAAACCCACACCATGGCTGATCCGACTTCCAGCGTTGTGTCCGGCCTGCTTATTGGCTTGGGCCTGGCGAGCGTCACGCCAGTCATCGACGACGGGGCGCTATTCGGCGCCATCCTCGGCGCTTGGCTGGTCACCAGCACCAAGCGCGACCTCAAGGTCTGGCAGAGCCTGGGCTCTCTTTTCCTATCGGCCGGGGTGGGCTACCTGTTCGCACCCATGGCCTTGCAAGCAATCCCGTTCATCACCAGCGGCGGTAGCGCTTTCCTCTGTGCCCTGGTGGTCATCCCGATCAGCATCAAACTGATGGTGTGGGTGGAAAAAGCGGATATCTGGGACATCTGGCGTCGCATCCGAGGGGGCACCTGATATGCCGAACATCGAACTGGCCGTGCAGTTGATAGCGGCAATCGCCTACTTGCTGAGCGCTCTGCGCCTGGCCTGTTACACCCGAGGGGATGCGCGGTACCGGCGCAGCATCTCCCTGCTGGCAAGCCTATTTGGCGGAGTGCTCTGCATATGCGGTCTGGAAATCCTACTGGACCGTCAGCCGACGAGCTTCGGTCAGGCCGCAGCCATCGTGCTGCTCTGCATCCTGATTTTCCGTTCACGCGGCAACGTCGCCGCCCTGTTGAGGCCCAGTGCATGACCACCACCCTTCGCCACGGCGACCGCTCGCAGGCGGTGCTTATTCTGCAAAAGAACCTCAACAGGTACGGTGCCAACCTGGTGCCGGACGGTCACTACGGTGACGCGACCGAGATCGCCGTACGCGCCTACCAGTTGAAAGTTGGTTTGGTAGCCGATGGCGTTGCCGGTACCAAGACCCAATCCAGCCTGGCAGACGGCGACTGTGCCCAACTGCTGCGCAACCACGACCTGGTAACCGCTGCTGAACGCCTCGGCGTGCCACTGGCGACTATCTACGCCGTCAACGAAGTGGAATCGAAAGGCAGAGGCTTCTTGGAAAGCGGTAAGCCGGTGATCCTGTTCGAACGACACATCATGTACCGACAGCTCGCGAAGGTTCGACACCCTGGCGACGATCCGGCGGACATCAAGCGCCATGCCGATGAACTCGCCGCGACCAATCCCGCCCTGGTCAACCCGAAGGCCGGTGGTTACATCGGCGGTACCGCCGAGCACCAACGCCTGGCCATGGCCCGCCAGATCGACGACACGGCCGCGCTGGAGTCGGCCTCCTGGGGCGCCTTCCAAATCATGGGCTATCACTGGCAACGTCTTGGCTATGCCAACGTGCAGGACTTTGTGGCGGCAATGAGCGCCGGCGAATCGCAGCAATTCGACGCCTTCACCCGCTTCATCGAGACGGACCCGGTGCTGCACAAAGCCCTGAAGGCCCGCAAATGGGCCGAGTTTGCCCGTCTCTACAACGGGCCGGACTACCTGCGCAATCTCTACGACACCAAGCTTCAGCGCGCCTATGAGCGGCACGCCAGCTGCGAGTGCGGGCAAGGAGTGGCGGCATGATCGACTTCGAAGCGGTTCAAAAACTGAAAGTGCAGGACGGTGACCTTTTGGTGGTACCGAAATCGACCGAACAGGAAGACATGGTGCGGCTAGCCGAGTGCATCCAGCTGATGAATAACGCAAGGGCGGTAATCGTGCGCGGCCCGATTAAACAGCTCGACACCGCTGCTATGAACAAACATGGCTGGTACCGCGCTTGAGCACCCTGCGCCAGGCTCTGTACGGCATCGTGCTGCTCGGCGCCCTGGCGCTGCTGATCTGGGGCCAGCAACAGCGCATAAACGCCGCCGAGGGCAAAGCCGCGCGGGCGAATGACGCCACCAAAACAGCCCGCGAAGACGCGAACCGTAACCTGGCCACCGTCAACACTCTCACCACCACCCTGCAGCAGGAACGCGAAAGCCAGTCCGCTCTGCGCGCCCAGCAGGACCAACTGCGCCAGGCCCTGGCAAAGCGCGCACGAACCATAGAGGAACTGAAACGTGAAAACGACGAACTACGCGACTGGGCTGCTCGGCCTCTCCCTGACGCTGCTCGCCGGCTGCGTGAACGCCCCGCCCTCACTGGCGCGGCAGCTTACCGTGACTGGCTGTCCGGCCGTGGTGCCGTGCCAACTGCCAGCGACAAGCCCGCTCGTTAATGGCGACCAGTTGACCGACCAGGACCGCGTCGAAGCCGCCTGGGCCGAGTGCGCCGCCCAGGTCGACATGGTCTACAAACACCAGCAGGCCCGCCCATGAACAAGCCCGAAAGCCTGCGCGCCCACCTGCTGGCCACCGTTGCCGACTTGCAGCACAACCCTGACCTTTTGCTGATTTTCATCGACAACGGCAAGGTGCGCTGCACCGCTGCGGCGACCCTTTCCTTCGAGTACAGCTACGATCTGCAGATCATCTTGACCGCCTTCGCGGGCCACCCTGACAGTGTGATGCTGCCCGTACTGGGGTGGATCAGCATCAACCAACCGGAGCTGCTGGAAAACTACGAAAAAATGCAGACAGGTATTCAGTTCGAAGCCGACATTCTTGATAAAGAAAAAGTAGATCTGGGCCTTACATTGCGTCTGACCGAACGCGTGGTGGTGGGCAAAGACGCTGAAGGTAATACCACCGCTAAACATGCCGGCGAGCCGCAACGTGTAGCGGGCTACCTCGATCCGAAGTGGGTACCAGGCTCCCAAGGCAACGCCAGCGAATGGATGGTTCCCGATGACAAATAAGCTGGAAGCGCTTGAGACTTGGGCGTCCGGCCTGTTGGAGCAACTCCAGCCAGGCGCCCGCAATCAGCTCGCCCGCTCCATCGGCCAGGAACTGCGGCGCAGCCAACAAAAGCGGGTACTGACACAGCAAAACCCGGATGGCAGCAAGTTCGCATCACGGAAAAAGCGGGACTTGTAAGCTGCGCACCGCGACCTACATGAAGGCCCGAGGCGATAGCAACTCCGTGACGGTGGGATTCACCGGGCGGATCTCCCGCATCGCAAGGGTTCACCAGTTCGGATTGAAGGACCGCGCGGAGCGCGACGCACCCGAGGTACGGTACGAACAGCGTGAAGTACTGGGTTTCACGGATGAGGACCTCGATATAATTCGCGATAGCCTACTCGCCCACTTAGTTGGAGATTGACTTCCTATGCAAATACGGCAGCAGGAATAATTCTCCCTTTTCTCTGGCTTCTCCGATCGAGAGGGAGTGGTGATCCAGATCTTCATCAAACTTGTATATGAATTCTCGAAGCAACAATGTATCAGGGGACTCAACAGTGATTGCAACTGAAAAATCATCAAGATAAGCAAGATAAAAATTAACTGCATCTAATGGCCTTTCGAGCGCCCTTTGAAAGGGCAAAAATGCAAAAAAAACTCTACTACCCGCTATCACTCGAAAGTTCAACAAAGCTTCGTAAAACCCAGCATATCCCTCTGAATATTCTTTGATGCGATTACGGTAAGCGTTGGCTTCCGAAATTCGCCACCTTTCACCTTCAGTCATATTATCGATCTGCTCTTTAGAAAAGACCGTGCGCTCATGCTCTCTGATGGGGTAACGCATTTTATCGCTCGCCCTCGCCGCCGCATGGCTTTGATACAAAAGCGCCTTGGCTGCTTCATAAGACTCCTTTCCAACTAAATCTCTCTTCCAAACTCTCAGACCATTAAGCGCTACGGCACCAGTGACGACTGCAACTACGGCCACAATTAAATCCTTTGCGATAGTTATGTAACCTCCTAACGAAACAAGATTTATTTCCATATTAAAACCTCACATTTTGAATTTTCAAGATATTCACATGGTGTAGACATCTTAGCTTCCACACTATCAAAACTGTGGGCGTTTGTACGGTCGAAGCTTACAACGCTATAGAGCTGCACCCACGCACGCGTAGCGCCACCATCGACGCCATGAACGATCTCGCCGCCCTCTCCCGCCTGCTCGAAAACCTCATCCGCTTCGGCGTCATCGCCGCTGTGCAGATGGAGCCCCCGCGCGTGCAGGTCACCACCGGAACACTGACCACCGCCTGGCTTCCCTGGCTGACGTTGCGCGCTGGGTCTGATCGCGAGTGGGACCCGCCCACCCTCGGAGAGCAAGTGATTCTGTTCAGCCCATCCGGCCAGCTCGCCAACGGCATCGTCGTGACGGGCGTGTTCAGTGACCACATCCCGGCCAACGGCAACCGCGAAGGCCTCCATCGTCGTACCTACTCCGACGGCACGGTGATCGAATACGACAGCGTGGCCCACCACCTCAATGCCACGTTGGCCGACGGCGGCACCACCAACCTGATCAGCACCGGCGGCATCAACCTGGTCGGCGACATCACGCACCAGGGCGACTACATCCAAACCGGGAATCAGACCGTCACCGGCCAGGTCCAGGTCTCTATAGATGTGATCGCGGGCGGCGTCAGCTTGGTCAAACACCCGCACACCGGCGTCAAGGCCGGCAGCGATCAATCTGGGGTACCCATCCCATCATGAACCGACATACCGGCGGCGCCATCAGCGAGCGCGAGCACATCAGTCAGGCGATCACCGACATCCTGACCACCCGCATCGGCACGCGGGTAATGCGCCGCGAATACGGCAGCTTGGTGCCCGAGCTGGTGGACCACCCCTTCAACGACGTCAACCGTCTGCGCGTTTACGCGGCCACCGTCATGGCCCTTATGCGCTGGGAAACCCGCATCAGCCTGAGCCGTGTGCAGTTCGCGGGAGCAAATATGCAGGGCCAGGCCTCGATCGATCTGGAGGGCACTGTGGTGGATACCAATGAGCCGTTGAGCCTCAGCGTGCCGCTGCAGCTGGGAGGCAGTGTATGAACAGTTTCGCCGCCATCGACCTCAGCCAGCTGCCGCCGCCGCAGATCGTCGAGCAGATCGACTTCGAACAGATCCTGGCCGAGCGAAAGGCGTACATGATCAGTCTCTGGCCGGCCGACGAGCAGGCCCAGATCGCGGCACGCCTGGAGATAGAGTCGGAGCCGCTCACCAAGCTGCTGCAGGAAAACGCCTACCGCGAGACCGTATGGCGTCAGCGAGTCAACGAAGCATCGCTTGCCAACCTGCTCGCCACCGCGCGTGGCACTGACCTGGAACAGCTGGCCGGCAACTTCAACGTCAAGCGCCTGGTGATTCAGCAAGGCAAAGCCAATGCCGTCCCGCCTATCCCTACGTTGATGGAAAGCGACGACAGCCTGCGCGAGCGTGCGCAGATGGCCTGGGAAGGCTTGAGTACCGCAGGCCCGCGCAACAGCTACATCTTCCACGCCAGGGCAGCGGACGGCCGCGTGGCCGACGCCACCGCCGAAAGCCCCTCGCCTGCCGTCGCCGTGGTCACAGTTCAGTCATTGCTGGGCGATGGCACGGCGCCCCCCGAGCTGCTTGCCGTCGTCAACGCTTACCTGAGCGACGATG